CGTAGTAGCCGCGACACTTGCGGGGGTGGTGGCTCCTAAGGTGCCGTTGAATGCTCCTGCAACTGTGCTGGAGAAGGTGGCGGATCCTGTGGACGAATCAATATTTAGTTCTTCTAGGCCTCGTACATTGTTATATAGGCTGAAGTCCCCTGACGTTCCTATGTGTCGCAGTAGCCACTTGTCAGCGCCGCCCGACTTGAAAAGTATATTAGTGTTGTCCGTCGCACTAGCCATATCAACGGTTAGGGGAATTCCGCCTGACGAGGTAAAAGTGCCTCCCGTAGATGTCAGCGTACCACTAAAGGTGGCGGCCCCTGTGGCGTCGAAGTGAACAGCCCTTCCCCCAGCCGCTCCTGTTGGGTAGAAAGAAAACCCAGTCGTTACCGCTGCTTCTAATTGAGGCTTATTTTCTGCGTAACTCCCGCCCCAACCGATATTATAAGCATTTCCAATTTGAACACCGACACTAAACGACCCTGTAGTCGCAGCAACGCTCGCAGGGGTGGTGGCTCCGAGGGTTCCGTTTAGTGCCCCATTAACAGCGCCGGTAAATGTCGGATTGTTGATAGGTGCCTTGGCATCAATCTGCGTCTGTATAGCCGAGGTCACGCCGTCAACATAGTTCAACTCAGTAGCGGTAGCTGTCACGCCATCGAGGATGTTCAATTCAGCCGCTGTCGAGGTCACTGCCGTGCCGTTGATGCTTAATTCGGTGGTGTTGATCGTTGATGCGACTGTAGCACCGACCGTTGTGCCGTCGATGGCTCCCGCATTGATATCTACCGTAAATTCTGAAAGTTTTTGTGCCATTTAATTATCCAGTAGCTCAAGATCAACTGCCAGGCCAACAAAACTAGCGTTGGTATCTGACGAGGTTGATACGCGAATGATTGTGTCTTGACATTTACCCCAATTCGGTAGCCTTAGCGTACCGTTATCTGCAACCGTGACTGCCCTTGGGGTCGAGAAGAAATTACCCCGACCGTCCTTACTGATGGAGACATTGACCGATAGCGCTGCATTTGTGTCTGATAGCGGCTCATCTGTATCGGTGGTCAGAATTACACCGGCATCAGTCGTTAGGAAGCCGCTGCTTGAGTCGTAGTCAAGGTATATGGCGTTGAGCAAATAGGGTCTTGAAGGTACGCCAAGCAGTTCAGATGTGACCAGTTCGGAGTGCAGCGCCCGCTCAACATCGGTGGCATTGTCCTGGAAGGTTGCCGCCGAGAAGTCGAACAGTTGACCGCTTGAGTGATCTGCCGCAATCAGTTTACCGTAGGCGCGAAGATATCCCGCTGCACGACTTCTACTGTTGTTCCAGTCCTCGCGCTTCACCGCTTCACCAGAACGCTCATGCACCACCCACGACTTATCTTCTGTCGGGAAGGTAATTTCTATGAAGTTTTCTTGATTGATTGTGTAGCAGGAAACGGTGCAGTCTGAAACGGTAGAATATCCGTCCAGTTCCTCGCCCAGTCCTGGCACTGATATTGGTATTCTCTGACCGCCCTGAAGCCGTGTCAGCCTTCTGGCGGCGTCCATCAGATAGATACTGTCATCAATCGAGTCGACGGCGAATCGTCCCAGAATGCCATGCTCTAACACTACCTGACGACTTAGGCGAGTGTTGCCGGTGCCGCTGGTGTAATAGACTTCTGTGGTCTGTGTGCCGAAGGAATAGAGGAGTTGATTCAGCGCGTAGAGTCGAGTCACGCCGTCTGTGAACGATTCCGATGTGATGAAGTCCAGCGCGGCAATGGCGGAAGCATCGCCCAGTGATGATGCGAATATGCGCCCGTTTGAATTCTCGTAATAGAAGGTATTATCTAAATAGGCGTTCGAGTAAGCGTCGCCCAAGTCGCCATCTGTGATGGACGCCAGTCCACCGGCAACAGTGTATAACATTTTGACGCTGCCGCCAGTCATAACCAACTGAGTACCGTCCGTATCGACCACCAACATACCAGTTCCGCTGACAGTTCCAGAGATAACCGTGATGGTGCCGTTGGATGCTATGCTGTTGAGTGATGTGCCCCAGATAACGTAAGGTATGCCGCCCATAACAGCGCCGCCACGATATGCCGCTGTACCTTTGGCCGCAAACTCGACCATGCCAGGAAACTGCCTGTAGCCCGTCTTGCTGTGCGGGTACATATTGACAGCGCACTGCTTGCCCGCAACTAATCGCGTGTCAGTGAGTCGCCCTGTTAGCGGTATCTGGAATCTAGGCATCGGAGTTAATGTTATAGCCGCGAGATACGCCCAATCCGCCAGCATTGTAGTCAATGCCGATGTTCAGGGTTGATCGGGACTTGAGCAGGGTCAATGATTTGCCTGCCTTGCCGATTAGTACAGGATCTGGCGCTCTGCCAGTCTGGTTGGCTAACTCAACCGCTAGATTATACTCAAGCGCACCGAGCGAGCCTGGTGATATGTCGATTACGGTAGTCGTTGCCGCAGGTACTGGAATCTCCAAATAATTTGACTCCATCAACTCGCCAACAATCCTCTGCAGGCGCGTGAATGCAAACGTCAGCGCATCGCCAGCGTATGTCTCACCCTCACCCAAGATTCTTGCCAGCAGTCCTGCCTGGTTACAAATGTCCGCCGCTGTCGCCATAACTTAAATTCCTAAGTGGAGAGGGGAATTTCACCCCCCTCCGGTCTGGTTAGGCATTAACGCCGATACGAGCCGCAAGCTGTGGACGAATCGCTTTGTAGCCATACAGAACATCAATACGGCAAGGGAACTTGTCGTTGGTGATGTCGTAGTCCTTGACGATACGCATACTGATACCGTCCATGACCTCCCGAGCAGCAAAGTCAATGCCCTGCGGCAGAACCAGGTCGGCAGTAGCGAACGCGAAGGCATCCTTGTGGAACGCCAGGTTCTGCTGCCAAGTGGCTGATGCGCCACCGCCCAGTTTAGTAACCGCGCCTGCATCTGTCGGAGAGGCAGATACATTCTGCTTACCACCAGTCACGACAATCGCAGGAGAGATTGACAGGGCTGTTGCGGAGGTGCCTGAATCGGCAGTCACAACAAAACGCTGCAAAGCGCCAGTGCTGGCCTTAGTTTCAGGGTGAACGCGGTAGCAACCAGCCAGGGTGATGATGTCACCCTTCAGGAAGGTCGTGGAGCCAGTGCCTACCACCAGAGTGGAGCCGACCTGTGAAGCGCCGCTGACGTTGTACAGCGTATCACCCTCGACAGCCGTGCCAGTGGTGTGCGAAGGCATGAGAGTTGACTCCATGCTTTCAAAACCACCGATGGTGCCAAGAACGCCATCACGGTACTGCTTGCCGATCTGCGAGGCTGCATTAAACAGACCTTTGGTATCTGACAAGAAGTCGAGAGTCGCCTGTGTGTTGCGCAAGATAGACCGCTGTGACATCGGAGCCAGTGAGTCAGTCAGCAACTTGCCTGCCTGGTTCTGGTTAGCCAAAGAATCGGCAGCGCCGACACCGTCATAGAAGTTGTAAACGTCTTTGGTCATGCTCAAGGCGTCTGCTTCAATGTTGGCGGCCAGGACGCTCATTGCTGGCTCAAGGTAACGCGACTTGAACTCGTCAATGTGCATAGTCAGTTCTTCAGAGGTGAATTCAAAATCCACGCCCTTCTGAGTGTCCACGGTCAGGGTTGTGCTGGTTTCAACAACGTCCTGTGCAGACAGTGTTGCGCCCGACCGAACAGTGAACTCGTTGGGCAGGCGAACCAGAAGGTCGTTGCCAATACGAGCGCCAGACTTTGCGTAACGGTCATCATATGAGCGGTTAACGCCGCCAACAAATGCCAGTTTTTGGTGAAGGATAGCAAGTGCTTCCTTCGTGATGACGCTAGGCGTCAGAAGTGAATGTGCCATGATTTATTACCTACCTGGAGTATCCGCGATGTCGCCGGTATTCGTCGGGACTCATTTTGTCTGGGTCTTTTGACACAGCAGCCGATGAGCCAACGGTCTTGCTAGGCGGTGGCGCGGAAGAAAGTTTAGTTGGGGCCTTGGTGCTTAAACGTGCAGAAATCTTGCCAATTTCCAACATCGCCATATACGGGTTCATTTCGGCCAACTCTTTAGCTATGCCTGGATTCTTCCCCAAGTGATAAGCTAAAGCTGGGCCGTCTTCT